ACCCCGCCTCGGTTCCCTCTCCTAAGTTCCCTTAAATTGCATTTTGCTCCCTATCTCTCTCTCTCTTAAAATGCCTTGCGTTCAGTCTCAATGGTGGTGTTTCACCGTCTTCTTTCTTTCTGCGACTGCACCTGATTTGGTCCCGTTGTTCGAAAACACTCACGTTAGTTACGCCTGTTGGCAGGAAGAGGAGTCTCCGACGACGAAGCGACGCCATTTGCAGGGGTACCTGCAATTGAAGGGTAAACGGACTCTGAGTCAGATTAAATCGCTGTTCGGTGACTTGAATCCTCATTTGGAGAAACAGCGAGCTCGTAAGACCGACGAAGCGCGCGATTATTGTATGAAAGAGGAAACTAGGGTTTCCGGTCCCTTTGAATTTGGGGATTATTGCCCTAGTGGGTCCCATAGAAGACGTCAGCGGGAATTGGTAATTCGAAGTCCGGTGAGAATGGCCGAAGAGAACCCTTCTGTTTTCCGGCGAGTGAAAGCCAAACTTGCTGAGGAAGAATTCCAAAAGACCGCTCCTGAAATTCAAATTTCAAAATTGAAATCTTGGCAATCGCGCTTACAGGCGCTCCTCGACAGGGACCCAGATGACCGCACTATCTTCTGGGTGTATGGCCCCACTGGTGGGGAAGGCAAATCCACATTTGCCAGAGACCTGTACAGACGTGGGTCCTGGTTCTATACACGTGGAGGATCTGCTGATAATGTTAGTTATCAGTATATAGGGTGTTTAGGTGCTAATATTGTATTTGATATCCCTCGTGATAAAAAGGATTATCTACAATATAGCCTAATAGAGATGTTTAAGGATAGGTTAATAGTTAGTAATAAGTACGAGCCTCTTATGGCTCCGTTAATTAATTGTATTCATGTAGTAGTTATGTCTAATTTTCGTCCTGATTATGATAAGATTAGTCAGGATAGGGTCCATGTAATTCCTTGTATCCCTTGTGGTGTTTGTCTTAAGCATCATGATCATGAAATAAAATGTGAGGAATATTTAGAATAAATATTACTGTTTATATAAATAATTTTGCTTCTTTAAAAAAAGAAGGAATGAAATGAAAAAAATTAAAAATCACATACACTGGCCTTATATGATTTATTTAAACTTGTCCGCGCAGCGGCATAAATAAATAATTTTGCTTCTTTAAAAAAAGAAGGAATGAAATGAAAGAAGAAATAAATATTGAAAATTTTTTATATTAAAACGACGTCGCATTGTTATGGGTTATTTTGCAAATACAAAAACACGGAGGGACTATTCTTGCAAATATTGGGGTCCTAAAGTCCTTCTTTGCAAATATTTGGGATCCTATGCTATAAATACCACGTCACCGAGGCGGGTATAGTATT